CGGCTAATCCCGCTTGGTATGAAGTCAAGGAGTTCCAAATTGCCGCTGGTGATGAGGATAACAGCGACTTGTGCTTCATCAAGATGATTAACGTCCCCATCCTGTTCGCCGACCAGACCGACAAATACATCGATTGTGCTGACTGGGATAAAATCCAGCAGATTTCAAACGTCGGAATCACTGTTCGTCCGAAGGAAGGAACCAAGGGAGAAGGATTCGCGCTCGTCCCGGCCCAGATCATGGATTTCCATGTTCGCGACCAAATGACTTGCTTGCCTGCTGCTGGTGGATCTGGAGACGAAACGATCAGCTCATGCGTCATCCTCGCTAGAGGTTCAAACGCTGAAGGCTATTGTGGACTCCCCTATGCCCATTGCCAGAAGAACGTTCAACGTAAACTTATGGGCATCCACTATGGAGGTAATACCCAATCCGGACATGTCATCATCCAATCCATTACCCGTGAACTTGTCAAGGCTGTCAAGGAGTACTTCGAGAATAACACTATCCCCGGAGCTTCCCCCCCTGTCTACCAAGAATCTCTTGAGCTTCTTGAGAAGACTCCCGAAACATCGGAGTCTATGTACTGGGCGGATGAAGGAAGATTTCGTATTCTTGGAGGTATTCCAAAGGAGCTTCGTCCTCGTATCCCTGTCACTCATAACATTGTGCCTAGTCTTATTGCTACTGATTCCCCCGCAACACTCCCCGCTGAACTCCGCCCTCGCGCAGAAATCTTCAATGGAGAGGAGAGACTCAGACTAGCTCAGACTGACAGTGTAATGAAGCAGGCTTGCCCTGACATTGTTCAATGGGATCACACAGTTGTCAAGGTTGCCTGTTCCCAACTCATCAGTAACCAGCGCCGACACATTAGCACTCTTTCCACGAAGAAAGAGCTACAATGGGAGCCGCTTACTGAGGAACAGAACCTTGCTGGATTCGGAGACATCAACCAGACCAACGTTAAGACATCCCCTGGCCTGCCATGGATGAGTACTCTGCCTGACTTCAAGCAGGTCTTCAAGAAACCCAAAATGGGTGGAAAGACGTCCTTCTTGAATGATGATGGAAGTCTCACTCCTGAGTTTGCTCAGGTTGTGTTCGACCTGGAGGAGAAATGCAAGAGAATGAGCCCTGCTGTTCTCTCGTACATCTTCAACAAAGCCGAGCGCCGTCTGCCAAACAAGGTTAAGAGCCCACGAACCATCTCTGTCTTCCCCTATGAGTTCACTTACGTTTTCCGCAAGTACTATGGAGCCTATATGGACTTCATCATTGCCAAC